TTCAAGTATACGTCTACATAACCTGCATCATAGGTAGCAGCGAAGACTGTTTGACCTGAAGTAGCAGTGTAAGTAACACGATCTGATGTACCGTTGACTGCAGAACCAGCAGACTGCCAACCAGATGAACCGTAGACGTTCATAATGTTAGTGGTTGTGTTGAAGTACAATGCACCAGTAATAAGTGCGTCACCGTCATTGTCTACAGTAGGAGCAGATGCTTTAGCACCTAAGTAACGATCATCAAAGTTATCATATAGTGTCGCCGTATTAGACTCACTTGTAGCTGCATTACTTGCTGAGGTAGCTGCATTAGTCTCACTGGTTGCAGCATTAGACTCAGATGTAGCAGCGGCAGCAGCACTTGCAGATGCAGCAGTAGCACTACCAAGGATACTATCTACGTATGTCTTGTTTGCTGCTTGTCCACCTAAAGTAGGGCTAGGCAAGTTAGTCAACTGAGTAGACCCACCCATGTTGATGTCACCTGTCATAGTGCCACCAGATAGGAGCAGAGCATTAGTGTCTACGTAGTTTTTAGTTGCTGCATCTTGTGCTGCTGTAGGATCACCTAAGCCAGTAATCTTATTAGTAGACATAGCAATAGCACCAGTCATTGTACCACCTGCCAGTGGTAGCTTGGTTGCTATGCTTGTTGTAATAGTTGTGGAGAAGTTAGGATCATCACCTAGAGCAGCAGCTAGTTCATTTAGCGTGTCTAGTGTACCTGGTGCTGAGTCAACTAAGTTAGAGATAGAGGTATCTACGTAACCCTTAGTTGCTGCATCATTTGTGTTAGTAGGTGATGTAAGGTTAGTGATGGTAGCAGTTGTACCAGCATTCATGTTCAACGTACCGTCGATAGTCACGTTGTTGAAGCTAGATGAACCAGTTGATGTAATGTTACCAGTTACGTCACCAGTCAAATCACCAGTTACGTCACCTGTAAGGTTACCTGTCACGTTTCCTGTTACTGGGCCTACAAAAGAAGTTGCTGTAACTGTCGTGCCTGTGATAGCTGCTGGAGTTGTTGTACCAATAGTAGTACCATCAATAGTACCTCCATTAATATCAGCAGTCGCCAGTGTAGCTTGCCCAGATGTCGATATAGTTGTAAAACTACCAGCAGCAGCACTAGAAGCACCAATAGTAGCACCATCAATAGCACCTCCGTTGATGTCTACAGATGCTAGAGTAGCTAGACCAGTTGATTGTAGTGTAGTGAACTTACCTGTAGTATGGCTAGTAGCACCAATAGTAGCACCGTCAATTGTACCACCGTTAATGTCAGCAGTGGCAGCAGTCAGACTTGTGTTAGCTGTAAGAGTTGTGAATGTACCAGCGGCAGGTGTAGCAGCACCGATAGTGGTATTGTCAATAGCACCTGAGTCTAAGTCAACAGATGTGATGTTAGCTGTGCCTAGTGTAGTTACACCAGTAACACCTAAAGTACCACCGATTGTAGTGTTGCCAGTTACACCGAATGTACCGCCAACAGTAGCATTACCAGATGCATCCATTGTGGTGAAGTCAGCAGCAGCAGCAACAGTTGCACCAATAGTAGTTCCGTCGATTGCACCACCATTAATGTCAACGGTAGTAGCTGTCATTGTAGTAAAGGTAGCAGCAGCAGGAGTTGTACCACCAATTACTGTATCATCAATAGTACCACCATCAAGGGATATACTCCCGATAGTAGCTGTACCTTCTAGGTATAGGTCTTTAAACTTTAATGAAGAAGTACCAAGATCAATATCATTAGTTGTGACAGGAACAATTGCACCATCTTGGAAACGTACTTGCTCAACAGCAGCAGCAGATACTTCAACGAATACACCAACACGATTGTTAGTGCTATCAATGACTACTTTGTTATAGTTATCTAAGTCAGAGATCAGAGGTACATAATCACCTTCTGCTGCAGTACCATCGTGCTTGTGACCACCAGATGCGGAGAAAGCATCACGGATCGCATTGTACTCTGCGTTAAGAGGGGCCGCACGTACTGTAGCGGTAGGGATAATGTCTGCTATAGACTGTCTTGTATAACCTGCCACGGTTTATCTCCTGTCTGCCAAACCATACGTCATAGCAATAGCTTGGATTGTATGACTTGCATTTGTATTATTAGTAACGTAGCTAACTGAAACCGACTTACCAGAACCAGATACGTTTGTTAAAGCCTTAGGGGAAGGGTTACCATCAAAGATATCACCTGACCCATAAATAGCTGTACCGTACACGGCTGCTGCACCTTCAGTAGAGAAGCTATAAGATGTAGGGTTCAGAGAGTATACATCATCATAGTCATAGTACACACCCACAAAGACTTCTGTGTTACCTTCTGATTTAAGATAAGTATCAACCTTATGGACAATCTTTCTTATCTCTGGATCTTCCATATAGAAGTAAGGTGTCTGGTACAGACTAAAGATATCATTCCCGTCAAAGCTAGTGCCACGTTCTTGGCGGTATACCTTACCAGAGTTATCACCGTGTATTACGTGCTCGAACTGACCAAGGTAACCAGATGCAACACAGTTAGCTTCAATACCAATAAGCTGACTATACTCAAAGATACTCTGTTTATTCTGAGACTTACGAATAGCACCAATCAATGAGAGTGAAGAGTCATTCTTAAAGAAGAACCTAAACTGTGATTTCTTCCTAATAACAACAATACTAATATCTGTAATAGTTTCAGATAAGTAGTAGTTATCAAAGATGTCTTGAATCTCTTTAGATACTGGGGCAAGCTCGATGTCACCAATTCTATCAGTACCTGAGATAGGACGAATACCATCTGGTCCTAAGAATAGTAGGTCACCACCAAATTCTACCACAGAGTCAGGAGCTACGCAACCCAAATTAGCTGTAACATTCTCTAAGGTAAAGTCTGCTATACTTGTTCCAACAAGCTTCTTAATGTTATTAGCACCAAAGATAAATAGAGAGTTACGGAACTTCTTGATTGCTGTGATCTTAAAACCTACGTTGATGACCCCTGCACCATTTGCTGGTGTGAAGTCTGTAGCATTAACTGGTGCACTGAAGTACAAGTTAAATGGCTCTGTACTATCCCCTGCTAAGAATATGTGAGAAGAAAACTCTTCAGAAAACTTAGGATCTGATGGGGCAGTGCTGCCTGTTATCTGAGTATATGTTGTTCCGTTATAAGTGGCTGCTGGGTTCTGACCATCTGTAATAAGTAGAACTTCTTCTGACCAGTTGTAGCTTGTGAATCTCACACGGTCTACGTCAGTCATATCAGGGTTACCAACAGATGTTACAGCATCCCAAGACTCTGTAGTATCATTCCATTGGTGTAAGTAGTTATACCCAGAAAGTGGTTTTCTGCAAGCAAAAACACCATCTGCTAGGTTACCATTTATGTGAACACCTAAGACAGGGCCAGTACCAGGTACAGTGCCGTAGTCATTCTGGAATCCACTGATACGTCTATAACCACCTGAAAGAGATGGTTCGTAGTTGATCATACGCAAAGCACTGCCACCTAAAGCAGATGCGTGAGTAAGCGGATCAGTATTTGTTATAAGTCCACCCTGACAAACTGTAAGGTGAGTTCTTAAATTATCCATTAGCGTCTTTCAACTACGATAGATCTCAAACGTAATTCATCATCAAATAGGATACGCTTCATATGTCTAATTCCTTGCTCGAACTTCTGCTGGTGCATTGCAGCAGATTGCTCATTGCTACGGAAGGTCATCATGTAAGCCATAGCCCCATCAATAACAACGTGGTTAAACCGTTCAGGAATAACACAGTTATCATTATAGAGATTAAGTGAGGCAGGAATACTCCAGTAGACATACTCAATCTCGTAAGCTGCGTTTGGAGTAGGAGTTACCCCAAAGCTTTCCCCGAAGGTTTGATAAACTAAAGTAGGAGTCGCTTGACCCCCTGAATCATCTTGTGGTCTATAACTCTTTAAATATTCTTCGTAAGGAATTACTTTAAGAAGTTGAGGAGTATTATTCTCAGAGCTTAGTTTTTTAATATAGAAAGTCTCCCAGTCAACACGGGAGAAGTCAGAAGGAAAACTATACTCGTTTGTACCAGCAGTAAGAGCCTGAGTGTAAGTAGTCTTAAGGAAAGGCCACTCCATACCTACTTGGTATATTTCTCTAAGGCTATTATTGATAGCATCTTTAGCAGCAGCTTGGACATTACGTACAGTATCAAAACCATCCCCTGCTATATCAAGAGGAACCTCGTTTAGTCTTCTGAGTAACTCGTTTGTTAAAGAAACATACGTAGTCATATTACATCTTTCTAGGTTCTATTTGAGTTTTATGATGTGCTCTTTTAACTTCATCATAAGTTTTAACGATGTGGCATTCTATGTGAGTATAGTTATTTTCTAAAGCGAACTTATATCTGTTGTTTCCTATTAGACATCTGTATTTCTCTTTAATGTCTTCAGGTACTGGTCTTCTCTCGAAGTTACTTATATCTGTTTGTTTAAAGTCTTTATCAGTACAAACAAGAATAGGGTTAAGCATTCCTTTAGAGGCTATACTCTTCTTAAGAGTTTTTTCAAATGCGAGATCGTTAAGGTTATCATTTACAGAGTGGATATTATCTAGTGGTAAAATAACTGTATCAAATATCTTTTGGGAGCACTTTAAAATTCGTTTCAAATCTTTTAATCTCTACATCAAACACTTCAAAGTACTTACTAAAAAGATCTACCCACCATTCACCTGTCTCTACAATCTTATGGGCATTACTTCCATCAGATAATATTGTAATAGCTTCTTTAGTAGAGATATTAAAGAATCCACCCTTAACAACTAAATCCTTTAAGTTACTCATTACACTGTCTAAATAGTCTGGCTCAACGTGTTCCATTACATCACAGCAAACTACGAACTCAGTTGGTGTAGGTAATTCTTCTTTACCTTTTATACCGGGGTCATACTCTTTAATAGTATACTCAGGTTTCTTTTTATTCATGTAGACTTTAAACTTGCCGTTAGCGCAGCCGTAGTCTAGTATTGTTTTAACTTCTAGGCTCTTCAGAAAACCTTCGTATCGAGGTAGCTTATCTACACTGTGTCCACCGCCCCACTCATTCTTAGTTAGCTTGTGGGTGTCAGCTAGGACTTGTTGGTATTCAGAAGAAACTAGATTCATACGAGTAAGAGGGCCACCGAAGCAGCCCCCTCCTTTTAGCTATTACGCCAAGTTGTACTTAGCTGTGACCAACGCTTCTGGTCTTAGGATTTTTCTGCCGTACAAGTGCATACCACGCACGATGTCAGCAAAAGAATCTGGGTCACGGTATGTCTCAGTCTTGTTGATCTGCTCGGCAGTAGCAACTGCAGAGTCATGACCAGCAACGATAGCACCGTAGTTAGTGTTCTGGTTCGCTGTACCAGTTGTAGATGGTCCAGTACCTACAGATGGTAGGTTGTTTGAAACATATACACGGAAGCCGTTCCAGTTGTTCAACACTAGACCGTTACGTAGTGCACCTGCATCACCGAAGTCAGAATTTAGAAGACGTGAATCTTCGTCCATTAAGATTTCCATCATGACAGGGTCAATTACACACCAACGCCCTGCTTTGTCAACGTTCTGTTGGTCAAGCAAGCGGCCCATACGTGCAATCAACATTGTTGGTGACACATAGGCTGTTGGAAGTGCTGTAGCACCTGGTAAACGTGCAGCAACTGGGATTGAGTGATCGTCAGCACCAGAAGTTGTGATGTTGCCGAAGTCACCTTTGTTCAGTTTGTTAGCTGCAAGCAATTCGTCTGAACCAGCAGATGAGTTTGCTTTTGTGCCGTTCACAGTTGTGTTTACTGTGTCAGCATTTGAGTGCAGCGCAGACTGAGCGTAACCTGATAGGTAGCCCAATACTTCTTGGTCATGCTGGTCAGCCAAGCGGTAAGCCGCACGGTTGGTAGCAAGATCCATGAAGTTGACATGTGAATGCGCTTCCTCGATGTCATCCATTTTGAAGGCAAAGTAGTTCGCCTTGTCAACGACTAGTGAGAAATCGTCATCCTGAAGATCTTGTGCTGCGATGGTTGTACCACGAGCATATGCTGAAACTGAAATCTCAGGTTCTTTGATGATCTTCACAGTGTCACCTTGTGCACTGATCTCTCCGAAATAATCAGAGTTCGTAATATCACCTACAACAGTTGACTTGCGGAAAGCAAGCTGAACTTTCTTCGAGTAGATGACTGGGGAAAAGTTCCCGTTTGGCAGGTTAGTGTAACCTGACACTGATGCAAAAGCCATAATTAAATCCTCCATGATATTTGGCTTTGGGGAAAAGCTAAACACCTATAAAGAGGCTGATCGTTTTCTAGGGTGCAGATAATATCTAGTTGCGCTACCAGATATTTACTGGGCCTATACTTGAACAGGTAGTTCTTTTTAGTTTAGACTTTTATGTAAGGAAAGTATTTCTAGTATTAAGAGGTAGTCATAAAGAGGCTCTTAAAAACTATACGTACTTAGTTATATGTACAAGAAAGTGTTTGTCAACACTTATCGTGCACTACCGCTGAGGTCATACACAAATTTTCCTGTGCGCATGGCCTTAGTGATTTCTTCTTCACGAGCTTCAAACTCTCTGGCAGACATCTTAGCAACCTCTGACTCTTTAAGAGTAGCACCACCCTCTGTAGGATCTACTTTAGTTCTAGAACCTTTAGAGATGGACTTGGCTGCTTCCCTTGTCTTAGTTTTCTTAGCTTGTGGTGTATCTCCGTTATCAATCTTGTATAGGTCAATAACACGAATAACAGAATCTGGATCATCCATGTTCTCATACAGAGCGTCACGTACCCAACGGGGTTGTGCTTCTGCCCAGTGATGAAATGCGTCAGAGTCTCTTAGTTTATCGAAGTCAGGGTGAGAGTCACGGATCTTAGCTTCTGCTGTCTTACGCTCCGCTTCGTATTGTATTTCGTCTAGCTGTGACAGTCTGTCCTCAGCCTTCTTGAACATCTCTTGAGCCTTTTTAGCAGCAATAGTCTCAACGATACCAGCTACGTCAGGATACTGACGGGACCATTCCTCGATGTCTTCGTCAGACTTAGGTGGAACGATAGTCTCTTTGAACATTCTAGCTTCGAATGCTGCGTACTTCTCTTCCCACTCTTTTTCTTTTTGTTGCATGTGGCGGCGTAGGTCACCATAGCGTTTCTTAAATGACTTCTCCTCAGGGCTTAGGTTTGAGTCATCTTCTTGTGCTTCAACTTCAGCGTTGGCTTCTTCTTGTTGGGTATTACCTGTGGCCTGTACTTCGGCTGCCTCAGATCCTTCGCCATCGGATTCTTCTTCGAAGGTTTCACCTCTGGCCTCCGCTTCTAGTCTTGCGATCTCTCGCTCTTCCTCTTCCATGCGCTTACGTTTGCGCTCGTGGTTATATCCTCTATCAACAAACCCTGCTGACTTAGGGGCTTCTACTGCAGTTAGTTCAGGCATAATTATCTCCTTATGATGGGGCCAGCGGAATGCTGGGTAGCCTTATACTTATTTGGATTGCCTAGGCAGTTTATCGTGCGCCTAAACCAGCACGTTTTATAGGAGCTTGCTCAGAGAAAGTATCTAGAGGTAACTCACCCTGCGTATCATCTTCAACGGAATCATCTACTATAAGGTTTCCTAACTCAGGACCAATAAGCTTTCCAAGGATATCACCTACTGGGGTTCCAGGTAGTGAAGTTAGAATAGACTTTTCTTCGTCAGGTAATTCCATAAACCTATCTAAAACAACTTGTCTATATTCTTCCATCTGTTCCATTATTTCTTTCCTGTAAATAAGAGTGCTGACTTTTTCCAGTACATACTGTTTTCTTGTGGGTAAAGTATTTCTACTACGTCTGTAAAATTAGGTAATATCTTTTCTATTATTTTAAATCTGTTAGGAGCTACAAGGTTTTTATATTCTAGTTTATTGATGTCATCTCTATAAGACCAAACAACTCCGTCAAAAGTCATATTACCTCTTCCTAGAAAGTCCTGTCTGTCTTCAAAAGATTCAAAGAGGTACATAGGGTCACAGAAAGTCAGTAAGAAGTTTCCGTCTTTAGATACTCTAGTAGAAGAAACATACAAAGAGTTTACGGCATCAGGCACAGACTTCGAGTGAACATAACCAATCCATAAGAAAGTAACTAAGTCATAAACACTTTTTAGTTTTACTTTTTTAATATCACCGACTAAGTAATTAATATCTTTATTAGTATTATTCTTAGCGTAGTTAATCATGTCCTCTGAGCGGTCAATACCAGTTTTCTCTACGTCAGACTTTACAGTGTCTAAATGGTATCCAGTTCCGCAAGCCACATCCAACCAGCTTTTCTTATCTTGAAGTAAAGATTCTATTACTTCTATTTCGAACTTTGTATGCTGGTGGTGTGGCTCATCTAGAAGGTATAAGTTATTATACTTCTCTGCGTATGCCTCTGTATAAGGCTTACTATACGACTTCTCCATTTTCCCTGATAAACTCCGTATCGCCACCTACGATGTCAAAGACCTTCATCCAGAAGTTCTTTACTGGGGAGTATATCACACCGTGTTTATTCTGTCCATAGTAATACTTACCATAAGATACAAGAGGATCAGCAAATGTTTTTGTTACGACCCACTTAAATACTTTTGACTTACGCATTAGAGGTACAAGGACTTCCGCTGTGCGGTAGTATCCACGGCGGTTACGATCTGTCATGTATTCATCACGATAACGGCGTACAACTTCGTCCATTGTACCATCGCCATAACGAGCTTCTAACATAATGAAGCAGCAGCCACCACCACCTGAAGATTTTGATGAGGAGCCACCTCCACCACCACCGCCGCCTCCACCAGAGGACTTAGTCTTAGTAGTCGTAGTTTTAGTAGTTGTCTTCTTACTTGCTTCACGCTCTTTAACTAAGCTACCAACGTCTGCTTTATTCCAGTCAACGTTACCGCTTGAGTCTGTAGCATTTTTAATCTTCTGGTTGATCTCTTTTTGAATATCAGCAGTAGATCTTGAAGTTGTAGTCTTAGAAGATGTGGACTTAGAAGTTGTAGATGGTTTATCATCTTTATTACTGCTGGTAGTCTTAGGAATAGAGATCTTGTCACCAGCCTTAATAACGTTCTTGTTTTTAATCTGTGGGTTAGCTGCAACAAGAGCGTCAACTGTTGTATTGTTTTCTCTAGCAATCTTAGTAAGGGTATCACCACTCTTAATAGTAGACGTTGTAGAACCGCCAGCACTGGCAACTCTTTCAGTACTTGTTTTTCTTGTAGAGGATGCAGTTGTACCAGTTGATTTAGTCTTACTCTTACTATCGTCTGTGACTTTAACAGGTTTCAAGAAGTTAAGAACTCCTGATTCTTTCTCTGCCCGACCTTCATTGATAGCTGTTTGAACACTGCCACCATACTTCTCAGCTTGTTTCATATCATTTGTGGATAGGCCCATAGCTGCACCAACTGCTGGATCAAAGCCACTTTCAGCATACGCATCTTGTTTGTTACGTAGTCTGTTAATAGAAGCAAAGTGATTTGCAACTGCACCGTTACCGCTATCTACTGCTGCATCGAAAGATTTTTGCTCTGCCGCTGATAGAGTGTTTGTAGTGAAGCCACCAGACAACTGTGGGTTAGATGTCGGATCATATTTACCTTTAGGACGTGCTGCTACTTTAGGTTCAGCCGCTACCCCTGAAGCTCTTGCATCTAATTCGGCAGTTGTAGGAGGTCTAATAGATGACCCTGGTGCACCAGAAGCTCTTCTAATAATACCATCAGCACCAATTGTTGCTCCTGCATAGCTTGTTTCTAAAAACTCTCTAACATTCTGTTTACCTAATTCATTTAGATCTTCAAAATAGATAGAAGCACCTTCAGGAGCATTCATACTTGTAGCAGAATTTAAAGCATCTTGGAATCTTTTCTCTCCTGAAGCAACTATGCTATCTAAAGCACCTACTGCACCTGGTGCGTTCTGAAGGAATCTGTCGATGTCTGCTTGGATGGCATTAGCGTCTTCAGTCTTACCCAAGAACTCAGCCATACGTTTGTTAGCGTGTGCCTTAGAGATACCTTCAAGTTGATTTGCTACGTTACCCGCACCTACGGCTAGACCTAGGAATGGGTTTACTGCACCAGCAACCATACCAACAGCCTTAGGTATTTTAGTTGTGTCATCTAGAGCTTTCTTAGCAGCTTCTACAGTACCGCTTACATCAACACCGCTATCTTTATACGCTTCGTAAGCTCCTTCAGGTGTGTTAGTATCTCTAGTAACACCTTCGCCTGTAGCAGATGTTTTATACACGTCTGTGGAGTTATCATCATCACCACCAGTATCTTCAGTAGCACCTGTCGTAGCTGGACCAGTATCACCTGTACCGCCTCCAGTACCACCACCAGTACCGCCACCAGAACCACCTTCAGTAAAGTTTAGTTTAGCTCTGTTCTCTGGGGTGTCTTCTAGGAACTCACTGAAGTCTGCTGGTGTCGGACTAATAGGTCTTCCGTTCAACATAAGAACGTAAATGCGTCTACCGTCCTTGTGGATGTAGTATACTGACTTCATACCAGACTGACCTGTAGGAGGTGTGGGTCTAGTAGATACTGGGCCTTGTACTTGAATAGAAGACGTAGGTGAACCGCCTCCACCTCTGTTTACACCGTACACATTTGAACCAGTTGTGTTAACATCCTGTAGGTACGTAGGCATTGTAGGTGGTGTTTGGTTAGTACCCGGACCAATAGGATTACCAAAAGCATCTGTGTTAGGTCTTTGACCAACCATACCGCCTGGTGCCATACCTATTGGTTGGTTATAGGCTGTGGGTTGAGGCTGCTGTTGCATTTGCTGCATCTGAGGAGCTACAGATGGAATAGGATTCATCATCTGCTGCTGGTTCATCTGAGGGACCATACCGCCTTGGTTCATCGCCATGACTTCCCCTAGGAGAGACATCTCGTCCTCTGTCAGGTCATCCTCAGTTTCAGGGACTGGTTCACCACCAATACGACCATTGGCATCCATCTCAGCTAGATCAGTCTTAGCTTGGTCACGTAGGTCTTCAAAGAACTTAACGCCGTAGTATCGAGTAACATCAGCAGGAACTACGTACTCACCTTCAGACAACATAGCAGGGATATCATCACGTACTTCCTCTGGTCTTGAACCAGGTGGTACTTCATTACCTGACTCTGCGTCTATCTCTACGTCACCACCAAGGGCGTAGCCCATCTGCTCTTTCATTGCCATACCACCTTTTTTAAATCTGAATCTCACATCACTAGGAATATCTACACCTGACTGAGTGGGAATAGGAGCAGGGGCTTCTGCTTTCTTCCAGTACTCAACGCCTTTAGCGTATACACGGTCACCAATAACGGTTGCCTCTTCAGCCCCCTTAACAGCTTGACCTGTCTTTAAGTCAATAAACAAGTGGTGGGCACCTGGATTTAAACCGATCTCAACTAGGTCACCACCTTCATCCAGTAGGTTTTTATCTGGTACGTAATCACCATCAACTGACATAGCAGGATACTTGGCTTTAGCTTCTGGTGTATCAATTTGTTTAATACGGGAAGCAATAGCAGTACGACCTTTTTGACTAACGTTGAAAGTAACATTTCTAACAGTAGCAAAAGGTAAGTACGACATAGCCTTACCACTGAAGGAGCCTTTATGAAGTGTTTGTAGTTTGTCCAAACCTCTAGGCATATCAGGGATAGTAGAGTTTAGGTTAAGACGAACACCTACTCTAGTACCTTCAGGCACTGCAGCATTCATAAGAGCATTTGCCCTAGTGTTTCCTGCTGTAGCGTTCTTTGCTTTTTCTGCCATGTCAGCAGCAGTAGATGCGTCATACCCTTTTAGAAACTTACCATCCTGTAATGCTTCATTGATACCAATCTCTAGAGGTTCAGAAGCTTTCTTACGGATAGCACCAACACCAAATGCAGAAGTAGTGTTAGGATCAATCTCGTACTGCTTAACCTTATCAGCAATAGCTTTGATGCCTTTACCGCCGTACTTGACAGCGATACCACCCATGAGCCACATAGCCGCTTCAGTTGCTGCAGAGTTACCAGCTTTACCTAGCTCCTCTTTGATGTAGTCATAGTCACGTTCATCTTCTGGTTTGTTATACTCAGAGATAACGTTAGCCATGTTAGAACCAGCCTCATAGAATGGAACCATCCACTCACCAGCGTTGTCTAGACCAGCAGTAAGTTCTTCTTGAGATACATTCTCTTTCAGGTAAGACCCAAACCCTTTGAAGTCAAATGGACCTTTACCTCTGAAACCGGGTCTACGTGAGTACGGTGACTTCTTCGTAGTAGACATGGGTGGAGCCGCTAGATCAAGGTCTTTATACTTAAACCCTTCGAACTCAGGGTCAGTAATCCCTCTCATGACTTCACGTTCTGTATCAATAGAAGCTTGTCTTAATTCATCTGGATCAATCTCAACGTCAGGGCTTCTGAATACTAAGTCATCCATCTGAGCAGCCATACCGTAGGTGTCACCACCTTCAGCAAAACCAAGACGTTCTTCTATAGCTCTCTCAGTATCCTCAGTAGGATAGAAATCAAAACCTAATTGTCTGGCAATAAGAGATAACCCAGCAAAACCAGCCTTACCTAAAGACTTAGCTAAGTCTGTTCGAGAGGTGGGGTCACCTGTCAGTGAATCATCTCTGTCATTGTAGTCAGGATCGAACCCTTGTTCCATGAGTTCTTGACGATCCATCTCTAGGTCACTCTTAAAGTTATCAGCCACGCCACCCTCATTAAAACCCCTAAACTTACCAATTAGTTTACTTAGCTCTTTAGAATATTGGTCTGGGTTTTCTCCTTCAGGAACTACAATGTAATCCCCTTTTTCTAAAGCTTCTTCTAAAGCATTTTCTTTATTTAGCACCGCCTTACCATCTTTAATTCTTACTCTAGGTACTAAAATATTTTGTCCATTTAACTCATAGCTTTCTGTATGAGCTGCACCTTCCTCAGGATGTAAAGGATTGTTTTTGTTTATAGCTTCAAGAAACCATTCAATATCTACAGAGTTACGTAAAATATAGTTTTCTCTTTCTGTAAATTTATCAGCCATTTACTTTATCCCGTAAGCGAGTAAGAGAACGAAGAGCACGTACCTCACCTTGAAGCCTGTACAGTTCTTCTAGTTCTGTTCGTTGTTCTAATTGCTTATGTGCGAACTGGATGCGTTCCTCTAGTTCTTCAAGAAGCGCATCCCAAGAGTTCTTATCATTGACTATTAGCTTTAGGCTCATGCAGCACCTTGTTGACCAGTGTTACCTGAGAAGCCCTGTTCTCCTGGCTGAGGTGCCGTTCCAGTTCCGATGTTTCCACCCCCTGCGCCAGTGGTATCCTGCACTCCTGGTGCCGCTCCTTGGCCCTGTGGTGATGGTGGAGCTTGAACACCCTCTTGTGGTGCAGCTTCAGGGTTCTGTGCTTGGAACTCTTTTAGTAGTTCAGCTTGTAGTCTGGCATCAGCCATCGAGTTGACAACCTTATCAGGATCAAGATCCATAGACTTAGCAATCTCACGAATGATGTAGTCCATCTTAGAGAACGGAGCCAGTTGTGGGTTCTGAGTAATCTGTAGGAACTGCATCAAGCGTTGACTACGTACTTCATTAGCCATCAAGCTCTCAGTACCTTGAGCTTTAACTTCTAGGTCACCCTTGATCTCATCATCAAAGTCGAACTGCATATTAAAGTTAAAGAAAGCTTTACCAAGAGGTGAAAGCAGGTAGTCATCGACGTTCTTTACCACGTTACGAATAGAACCATTAGCAGCAGACATAAGCATAGAAATACCACTTGCAGTCCGACCCACACCTGAAACGCCAGTTTGACCATGCGCAAAAGACGGGAAACCAGTGGATTCATCTGCTAGTACTCTTGCCTTGTCGAACAACTGCATGTTCTCATTAGACACGTTAGGGAACTTCGTGCCAAAGAGAGCTTGTCCGGGTGCACCACCTTGTCTACGGAAGACTTTACCGGGGTACACTGACATGTCCTGACCTGGTACTAGGTTCGTTTCATCTACTTCAATAATAAGGTTTCCTGATAGAGCAGCATTGTCTACTGCCATACGCATGAAGCCATTCATCAAAGTTTGGGTATCATCCATATTCTCTGCGATACCAACACCAAAGAAGCTGTAAGGATTCACTTCGTAAGGTACTGCGTAGTAAGGAATATAAGAAGGAGTAAATGGATTAAGGACTAGACGTAACACCTGACCATTACAAACCCAGATGTTGACTGACACTTGGTCTAAGTCTTCCATGTCTTCTGGAATATCTACGTTCTGATCTTTTAGGATGTCAGTATCTACGTAACCCCAGAACTCTAAGACTTCAAAGCGTTCAGACTTAGTCTCTTGCTCATCGTCTTCCATTACTTGTTCCCACCATTCTTTAGCGTAGGACTCACCAATAGTAATAGCTGTGTCGATAGCATTAACACGGAAGAAAGGTCTGTTCTTCAAAGCTCTCATCTGTGTGCGAGACATCTTGTGACGCTCGATAACATACTCTGCGTCATCCATGTTAGATGCGTCAGGGTCAGGGTAGAAGTTCCAAATAGAAACTGAAGAGCACTTGGGCATCGTCTTAATTATAGGAGAGTACTCCCCATCGTCTGACCAGTTAGGGTACTCCTTGTCCACTGCAAATGGACCCTTCATAATACCTGTGCCAAACAGTGCTGTCTCGAAAGCTGCAGTACGCAATTCCTTACGAGCATTTGATTCTTCTAGTTGGTCATGGATCTTCTTTTCCATCTTCTTAGCTGCCACCATAGCAGGATGGAAAGTAATCTGTGAGGGAGACTCTGCTTCACCTTCTTTAAGCTCTTCTTGGAAAGGAGCAAGTTTAGTCTTCAGACCAGCTAGTCTCTCTTGGAAATCAATAAGAGTTTCACCTGGTTGGATTGTAGCAACCTCTTGAGCCTCTGGCTGCTGTTCATTCATCTTCTTAACAGAGTCTTCAGTCTCTAGACGAACAGCTTCTGCTACACCTTCAGGCAGAGTAGTAGGGTCAATACTGATAGGGAACTTATTAGCTCCAAAC